ATCAGGGAGTGGCTGGACATCACCGGCTCCAGCGTATCTATGATCCTTCGCTCCTTCTGGACTGAGTGACGGACCTCCTCGATCTCACATGGGTGTATTCGGTTCATTATGGGGGTCAGCAGGGCAGTGAACATACCGTCCCCGAAGTTGGATTCAGTAAGAATGGCGTTTACATCCTGCTTTTTGGCTAGATTGGCTAGTTCTTCCAGCACTTTTGTGGTGTATCCGCCCTCAAAGCCCCCACTTTCCAGTACAAATAGCTGAGAATGGAGCATTTTTACGATTGCGTAGCTGGTTTCGTCCTCTCCACGCCCCGCAGGGTCGATTGCCATCACGGAACCCGTGTATTCAGTCCATTCCCCCTGTGTAATCATCGGCCTGTAGTACCTGTCCCCATTAAAACCTACGTTTGGCAGGTCTTGGTCAACCAGATCAGGGCTTGCGGCCCAAATAACCTTGTCTGGAGCGTTTCTGGGGTTGCAGTTCATGACAATCAGGTCACTGAGCTTCAATGGATACCTGTCCATGTCCGCTAGGGTGGTATCCAGCATGAATTGGAGAGTGAACCCCATTCGCCCGTAGGACGCCTCACGTTCAGCAAGGTCCAAATCATCGAATCTCTGGGGGTCTGTAGGCTTATTAGCCAGTTCAGGGTCTTTTTTCAGTTCTTCAGATATCTTGGGGGACAAGCGGTCACCTAGATTGGTTCTGGTCCTTTTGTCTGGATATCTAGCAGGCCAGATACGGGTTGAGTAGCCCTTTCCAGGCAATGTGGAGTAGATGGAGAATTCAGTCTGAGGAGTCCCCAAAAAGCAGATCCGCCCGTTGGGCTTCAAGACCGCATCGAACTCCTTAATGGATTCTGTTAGCTTGTCACGGGCCGTCATGGTCTGAGAGTTCTGAAGGCTCTCAACATCGTCTGATACCACCAGATCCGCTCTGGCCCCAGTAATCTGTCCTGTGATGCCCCTGCTGGTGACTGACGGAGCGTGGGACGCTGGGGCGGGTCCAACGTCAAAGGCGATCTTCGAGCTTCTCTGGTTCTCTGTGGGGAGAAGGTGCTGAAGGACCGGCATCTCCTCGATGAGCCTTAACGAGAAAGTGGAGAAATCGTCAGCCCGTTGCTTACTGGCACTCACGACCAAAATGTTCTTGGTGGGGTCCATCAGCAACTGATGGATGACGAAGGCACTGGTGATCCAAGACTTCCCCACGCCCCGGAATGCCTGAATACAGCACCTCTTGGGACCGTTCTGCAAGTAGTGAGCTATGTCATATTGGATGGGGGTCGGCGGGGGGAGCTTCAGGTGCTGCCAAGCAAGGAACAGGAAGTTCCGAAAGTCTTTAAGTTGCTCGCTCATATCACCCGATTTTCTCAATTACTTCGTTAGGGTCTTGGAATGGGAGAATCTTGGCTAAGTCCTGCATGGGCTGAGAGTGCTGAAGTGATGCGTCAACCCCATTGTCCTTGAGGAACTTTGCGGCTGCGGTAAGCTCCGCTGCGGTGGCTTCACCCCTCTGGATACGCAATAGCAGTTCCTTAGCCAGTGTTTCATGCAGTGTCCGTAGTATGTCATCGGTTACAAGGCTGAAAGTTGGAAGATTCATCATTATTTACTCTTTGTTAGCCAAGTTACGAGAAAGGAAGTTGCGGCTCCCATGGCTGCGGCAGCACCTATGAGGGCGCTGCGTCCCATTTCCAGAGTACGAATACGCCTGTCCAGGCTTTCAATATGCTCCTGGGCAGATCGTTGCATGGTGATCAGGCTCTCAACCTTGCCCTCTAGTCTGCCCAGAGTCAATAGTATATCTTTTGATTCCTCCATTATGCACCTCGTATTTCCGTTACGACAATGGAGGAAACGGCTCTTGGATGATCATTAGAATCTGTGTCTTCTATGGTTCTATTGGTGTTGAGTGTTTCTCCATCCGTATTAAGTTTGCCTCCTACTGAGAATTTAAGAATTTGAGCAAGGACATAAGAGGGAGTGGAGATATAGGTGAAATTACAACTAAGTAGTGCCTCACCCACGATCGTAGCAGCGGTGGCCTCTGACGATAGCGCTATGGGCGCTATCCATGGGGGCCTATCACCGGCTGTTGTTGCTTGCAGATACGTTATAGTGCCGGGACCGGCGGCTGTGTCTACTTCTTGTTCTAAATAAAGTCCTAAGTCACGGTTTGTGCCAGGGGCAAGGGCTAGACTTCCTACCCACATAACCTCTATCTTGAAACTGCTACCGGCTCTTACTGGTGTTATACTTTGAGATAAGCCGGTTACTTTTTTTCTATAGAATGTACTACCATTTACGGTTTCTGTGTCATCTAGATCGTCCTGTGGAACTGCTGCCAATAGGGTAGATTGTATTTGGAGTGGAGCCCCTGCGGGTAAGGCTTCTATAATTGAGGTCAATAAACTCCCATTAACAGCGGGGAGTTTATCTCCGGTTATCATTTGAACGATCTTGCCGTCTGTTAATCCTGTATCAATAAGGGAGGTGGCGATCTTGTTACTTCCCCCCGCTAGGACAACATTACCATCTGTAGTACCTGTATCTAGATATCCAGTTGCAACCTTATTAGAGGCGGTTAGTTGAACAACTTGTCCTGATGTTCCTCCACTATCTGCGCCCGCCTTGTCTGTGGTCTTTACCACAGTAGGCGAGATCATGTCTGGATGAACTTTGTTGATCGCCATGTCATATGGTCCTTAGTATTAATAGGGTATTTGTATGGAAATAGGATACAGGGTTACGTCAGCAGACGTAATGTCCTCACCTAAGATTGTTAGGGTTGTGTCTGCCCCCGCAGAGGCGACGGTAAAGTCAGTGTCTGGACGCTGAATTACCCCACCAACCACGCAAATAACTCTGGTGTTCTGGTAGGTATTAAGGACTACTCCAGGTATGGCGATTACAGTATTGGTTGCGAAAGCCGCAGCATGCCCAATGCTTAAGGATACTACTTGCGGTGCTATGGTAATCCCGCCTACAGCAGCTATAGACGTATCGAATACGCTCTTTGTCACTGCGTCTTGTGAGTCTACAGGGTCTGCTACATTGGAGATTTTAATGCTTTCTGAATCAAAGAATTCAGTTTCGCCAGAAGAGGTCTTCTTCAAGGAGGCCGTAGCATGATCGCCGTATTCTTGGGATATATAAAGGAGTTGTTGAGCGGCTTTATCTAAATCGGCCTCTGTAAGGATTGACCCGTCCGCAAAGTCTACAAGCATTATTTCGGAACCTTCGATAGTCCCTGGAGTCTCTCGATAAACTCTTACCAAGTCTCCTGAAACGCTCACGCCCTTTGAGACATTCAGGTTGCCATCAGTCCAGACTGCGATCCTATCTGGATTTGTGAGCATGGTCGTATGCGACTGAACCACGCCTGCGTATTTAACTTTTACATTATCATCGCTCAACCGTGGAAACGTAAAGGCCCACGTTGCGGCAGTTGTATTTGCACTTGTGTAATCTACATAACTTAATGCCATGGTATTTGCCCCTAGTCATCATTGTTGGATCGACTCTAAAAGCTCCTCTGGTATGTCTATTCCCCGTGCGTACAGATTTTTTATACGAGTTAGTTTCCTATCTGCGCTTTTGAGTTCTGGAATCTCGGTTTTTAGGCGGGGCCATACCGCTTCTTTAAATGTCCTGTGGACACGGCGTACCAGTTCGACTCTAGGGCTTTTACCGGCAGCGTAGAACTCTGGCGATATCCGCTTATAGCTATTACTACGGAATAGTTTTCTAAGTGACTGTGGTAATGTTAACCCATTAATTCTAACTTCTGTCATAAGCTCGTTTGCTCTTTGTTCTGCTGATATACCAGATTCATTGGTAAAGTCCTCTAGGACATGCCCTTTTCTTGTCTTACCATATGATTGCAAACCATGATGTATATTGTCAAGTTCTTCGTAGATATCTTGGTTTTTTCGCCCTTCAGATAGCTTCCAGCCTACCATGGGAGCCCATGGTTCTCGTTGGGCTCGATCTACCCGATCTCCCAATGCTGTAAACTGGGGTTCGACTCTTTCTCCGAAGAAGTTATTTGAGTCATTCCCAGTCAGCCCATATTTCACTCGAATGGCATCTGTAACACTTCGGATTTCACTCAGTTCTTTAGCTGCTAGAATTTGCCCTGCGGCTCCGCTAAATGGTCCTACAGATGTAAGAGATTGTTCCATCCATGATGAACCATATCTTTCTGGATCTGAAAGAACATTTGTAAATCGAGCCAATCCTGTCAGTACAACTCTACTTGTAATGGATCTGGAAACCGCGACAAGAGCGGCAAGAGACATACCTTCAAGAATTTCCTTATCGTCATCAGATGTGGCGAAATTGATCCCATCAGACAGATCGCAGATCAATCCGAATAGGGGAGCCCATGGGTCCATTCGTCTAAATTCATATCTCTTATCTCCGATTTTTAGCGAATAAGGGAGGTTTCCTGCGGCTCTCCATACGGCATTTAGTTCCTTATCGGCAGGACCGCCGCCCTGAATAACGCCGTTGGCGTAGGCGATATATCCCGTTGTCATTATCGCGGAGCCGGTTGCGATTTTCCCCATCAATTCAGCTTTAGCTGGCCCTTCAGCAGCTAACTGGCTAATTACCTCCTTGTCTTGTGCTTTCAGGGCTTGTAGTTTGTTATAGCCTTTCTTAGACAATTGGAAGTAAGCGCCTATTGTTCTATCCAAGGCATGGGCTATAAGATTTGTAGGTGTGCGGACAAAGGGTACGATCAATCTAAACATAGGCCAATCAGCACCTATACGCTGGAAAGAGCCGAAGAACTGAACCAGTCCATGCCGTTCAGGATCATGTAGGGCTTGTGTCCATGTTGCTTCTCTCGCATATTTGATCGCCTTATCAGCTACAGATCCTAAAGACTCATCGAATGATGTAGATGACTTTGTATTCTTTAGTTCATAAATACGTTTTGATACATACTTATTTATTTCATCCTCTTTAACTAGCCCCATATCCGATGCTTCTTGGACGGCTTGCTTAGAAACTGAGTTGTGAACGTTCTTATAGTTGTAGAATTCCCCGTCCATGATGAGCTTATTGAATCTCTCACCAACATATTCCCTGGCTTCTTGGCCTATCAATTCCCTTCCTAGATGATTATTGCCTGTTATGGCCTCCTCGAATAGCGATGTTTTAGCCATAGCTCTAAAGTTCAGGGCTCTGAAGAACACATCGGTTGTTAATAGGAGTCTGGTTGGTAGATTTAAGGTTTGCCCCACATAATCCAATACTGGATTTTCTGAACTGAGGGCTCTAGATGATTGTCCGCTTTTAGTACCGGCCCCGTATTCGATGGTTCTAAACATGGGGTCTAGCTTGTCTTCTTCTGTTTTAAAAGCTATTGCGGCAGCCTTCAAGGCTTCTCGACTCTGCTCAAATAGATAATGGAAGATGCTCATGGCTTGGCGAATTTCTGCTCTATCCGCTGTTAAAATGCCTCCCGCCAGCTTTTCTATCGGTAATGCGAGCGTATTTATGGCGTTTGATGTCGCGTTTACAGCCATTGTTGTGGGACCGGAAAGTATCGCATTCATCCAGTATTCAATGGCTTTTTCGCCAAGTGTATGCTTCTTCACAAGGAAGGCCGTACCTGCGACTAGATCGCCGTTGTTTGCCTCTACGGCGGCGAAGTATCGTTTACGTCGCTGGGCCATTATTTGCATGCCCAAGTCCATGTTCCCAGCACCTAAATCGCTGACGAAGGCTCTAGCGCCTTCTGCACTTTCAAGGATTGAGATGTTCTTTAGGAGTTCTGCATGGGTGAATAGGTGCTGAGGCTTGTATTGTTGTGACTTGAATAATTGGCCGATAGCTGCTTGGTTTTGTCGGTTAATAACGCTTACCGTCTCCGCCATCATGGATACGATATGGAATGCGGCAGCATCTTCAAGGCTTTTACTATCGTTTGCTTTCGTAAATAGGTCTTTAGTTAATTTTGAGTACTCTTGCACTAAAGTCCGGACGTAGTTCTGCATGACGACTATATCTTGTATTCTGTCATGTAGCGCCATGTCTTTTATGTCGTGCGGCCCGAATAAGCCTCCTATGGCTTCTTCCAGTTCCGTAGTTGTGTCCTCTACTCCCATTTCCTTATTCATTCTGGCGGTCTGACGGACCTTTTCCTCTAGTTCTTCCCTTGTTAGAACCTTGTAGCCGTCCTTTAAGGCATCTCTAACTTCGTTAGGAGCGGAATTGATTACTAATTTGATTGCTAAACGGGCGCTTTTAAGGAAATTGTCCCACTTGAATACGGCACTTCCCTCGCTGCGTTTTGGGCCTACCCCTCTGGTCAAGGGGTCTTCTCCAGGAGTTCGTAATTCGGCGGGGGTTTGATCTCTTGGGCCTCCTGGGTCTTTTGGATCGGGTGTAGCCTCTGTTACGGTATCATCCGGACCCTTACCCGATCCACCTTCTGAGGAAGTCTTGCCCCCATCAGATTCATCAGCCGCAGCCTTCCAACTCTTTAATCTTTCTCCTGCCGGTGCGCCTACATCCCCCCCTCCCATACGCTCCCTTTTCAGAATGCTCAAAGCGTATTCATACTTGACTCGCTCTACAGTTGGATTTGTGCCTATCAATTCCGTCAAGCCAAGGCGATTAAGTTCTGCATCGCTAACATGTTTAGTGTCTAGAGCTTTTAGTTGTCTTAGCTGTTCCGCCGGTAAACCGTAACCGGCGTCCCCTTCTGGGGTATCCAAATCGTCTCTTTTTACTCCAGTTCTACGCTCTTGTTCTGCGAGTTCGCTGTTTAGCCTCGCTTCTTCTTCATTCAGTCCTCTTCCTCCTTTACCCATCCCGTCAGGATCGGCATCGCGTGCTTGCCTGATGATGTCTGCGGTATCATCTCCTGTTACAGTGACGACCTTTCCGTCCTCAGTGCGAATCTTGAGTTCGTTAGGGTTGGAGGCGTCGATCAGAGTGCCTTTTATCAGGTCGCCTTCTTGACCAAGATGGGCGGCTGTAGCCTTTGATATGAACGATACGGGAACTCCAGTCGGCGCAGCGCCGACATCGACCGGACGCGCACCCTCATCAACTGGGGCCTTTTTTGCACCCTCTCTCCCAGCCTTGGGTACTGCGTCACTAATCGCGTCTGCGCGTTCTTTCTCAGCCGCTGCCCGTAGTTCTCCCCATTTCAACTTATCAGACTGATCCATAACACTGCCGATATTCCCAGTACCGGAGTGTGCTTTTTTGATAGGCGCTTCAAATGCCTCCAATGCTTGCGCTGCTGGCCCTTGTTTTCGTGGGGGTGGCCGTCTGGCTTCTTTTGTTGCGGCCCCTATTCGTGCGGTGGTTGATTGAACTGTTACAGGTAGATTGGGGAGTTTGTTACCTTTAGCATCCAGAATATTGATAAATAGTGCTTGCCTAGGTGCCTCACCTTCAAGTCCAATTTCCTTAATTTGTACATGTTCTAGGGGGGCCCAAACACGGATAACAGCGTCAGTTTGTGGGGGAGGAAGTTTTCCACCTTCTAGCTGTCTAGTAATACTATCGTGTTGGATACTAGCGGGTCGTGTAGTAGTCCAGCCAAAGATAGGACGACTGTCAGCGCCTTGTACGTCTCCTCTAGTAGGTTTGTAAGATGTCGGGATTTCGCCGCTGCTTCGGATCATTTTGGCAAAATGACCGTCTGTCTGATGGTATAAAAGAACATGACCATCTTCACTTACACCAAGTCCATTTTCTATAAAGTCTTCTGCTAGTTCCATCGCCCCTTTTTTAAGATCGCCTTCTATACCTCTCCTATCTAATGACGCCTCCACCTTACTTCTTCGCTCATTTTCCCATATATCTTTGGATGTGAATTCGTTTGGGGTGGCCTTTGATTCCGCATCAAATCTAGCAACTTCTCCTTCATCAGCGGGGGATGAGAAGTAGGCATCATCCGAAATATCCTCCCCTTTAGCTGCTTCACTAATCTCATCTACTTCTCGTTGAGCGGCGTCTAAAAGATTGTTGCCGTGCCGCTCATTTGCCTTTTGATTATTGCTGTTGGCCTTGTTCTGTAAAGGTACATCCACTGGCGGAGAGGGCAACGCTGAGCCGCCCAACAAAGTCCTCCCCTGCACATCCTCAAATCTAGCAGCGCTCTCTCCTGTGACCTCACGGGCCGCCTCCTCTTCCCAAGGATGGCCGTACAATCCAATTATTTCCCCAAGAGATTTTCCTTCCCTTTTCCCCTTTCTGACCGCTCTAAGCGTTCGGAGTCCTACGATAAAGGGCTCTATAATCCCTCCTAAAGCTGCCCCTTCTAATAGGTTCTTTAGACGACCTTCCATTTCCGTATCGTTGGGATCGGAAGCTAAGAACTCAGTTATAGGGGTACTAAGAGCGGGGTACCTGTTAATTAGATTAGATAGACGCTCTTCATGTGGGTCGAATACTGCAAAGTCCGCTATCGCTCCTGCTGTTGTGGCTTTTCCAAAACCAGCGCCTAGGGTTATTGCATTTCCCAAGGCTTCAAATGGAACTTGGCCTAGTGTGGGGATTTTGAAGACTGCAACTCCTTCTCTGGCTCTCCCTGCCAGTTTAGCGGATTTGGCTGCGTACTTTAGTTTAGTTGCTAGCGACCCTAATTTAGCTGCTTTACCAATTGCGCCAATAGCCCCAAAGCCGGGTATAAAACCAGTTGCAAATTGGGTTATTCCCTCAACCAATCCTCCAACCAGGGTCTTAGAATTACCTAGCCCTAGAGCATCGTTCCAGTCTCCTGAATCTGGTAGAAGGTCATCTTGTGTAATCCAGTCTGTGAGGTCATAGAATTCCTGACCTGCTCTGATGAGGCCTCTACCTAAGCCTAATCCTATATCTTTTAAGGTTCCGCCTAGACCTAACTCGTCATCTGATCTTTCTGAATACAGTCCCTCAGTTGTATTTATTCCATCAGTATCTATATCTAGTCCGTTGTATTCAGTTTCCATATTTCACCTTAGTTACTTGGCTGGGTCGGGGGGAGTCTTCCAACTAAATCGGAATGATACTGGGCCACTTCAGTCATTGCTACACCTGATCTGGTTACAAGTCCAGTCATTTGCCTATATACGAAGGATTTAAATGGCATTGGCGCTTTATTACTATGAAGGATAGCCATTCGTGTATAGCGTTCATACGCTACAACAAGTTCATTGTTTCCTGATATCTCACCAGTGTTATCCACCATGTCTGTATTAGCTTTATATTTACCACCATCCAGTGATTTAATGGCCTCATAATGACCTCTGCCTTGTAAACTTACCTGTTTATCAGTGGTAAGTTCTATAAGACCGTCCATCATTTTCTTAGGGTCGCCGTAAATGAAGTGAAATGGCTCGATAGATACGGCCTTTGCTGCAAGATGGAACCCGCCACTGGTGAATCCTGTCTTGAATATCTCTTTATCTAAATGGCCGGCCTCCCTATAAATACGCAGATAGGCTTCTGTGGCGAATATGCTTTGTTGTTCCAATCGTTTAATTTGTTTTATTTCATCGGGAGTTGGAACTACACCGTGAGCATTAGGATTCACGCCTTGAACCCCATCTTGCATTCTTTGTCTAAGCAAAGGCATATTCCCTATTTCAGTCAACCCTCCTGGCTGAATAAGGTACTTACCGGGCCTCGTTTCGGCAACGTCAGTGGGGATCAGTTCGAGCGTGGGCTGTTTCTTCGCTTCCCACACTACTCCTAATTCTATGATATTGGTTGACAGTTGCGCCCATTCCTCTTTTCCATCCGATCCTGCTCCCAAAGATCGTGCGGACCACAAGCGGACGAATTCCGCACCTGTATCATAAAGAATCGTTCCTCGCTCTATAACAGCCTCTGGCCGCGATGGAGCCCACCAGACATCTCTACTACGCTCGTAAGAATATCTTAATGGGAACAATCCCTTGAGGAGCGCTTTAGAGTTCTCACCCCACACTGGCGAGGCTGCCGCGATGGGGGTAGTAACAAACCCAGTCATGTCCCAAGTGTCAAATGGGTGCATAGGAGATTCGCCGGAATATCCTTTCGGTTGGTAGGGATCATATGTATCTTTGCCGATGGGTTTTTCTACGCCGCCCCTACGCGCCAGTGTCATCTTACCCCTGTATTCGTTAATGTTGTCGATGGTCGGTGCATCTAACCATCTATCCATAAGTTCGTCATTGAATACGATCTCACCCCGTTCGTCGGTACTGAACATACCTCTCAAGTCGGTATTAAAAGTAGCTACTTGCTCCTCTATTGCCTTATTCCCCCGCGCTGGCTGGTATACCCCTTCTTCCGTATGACTTCTGACTATTTCCCGTAGTTTATCGTTCAGGGCTTTATAAGCGCCAGTAGCAATGGCGTAGGGTAGATGCTTAAAGCGGAGGTTATCTTCAAATACTGCGGTTACTTGCGGTTGCCTGTACTTAAAGTTGTGGCCCCATCGATCTGGGTTAACTGTACTCCGTAAGTTAAGCTGCCCCATGATACTGTCATACACCGTGTTGAAATCGGAAGTGGCACGGATTAGAGTGGCTGCTTGCGACGTCTTTCGCCTAATTATCTCTTCCTGGGCTGTATCTGTAGTTGTGGGGGGTGCCTCTGCGGGGGGATCAGCAGCAGAGCTTATTGGGGCGTCACGCAGCACATAGTCTATGGGTCCACGATACTGTCGGGGTTCAGTCACCACTGCTGGAGACGCCTCCTCTGTCTCCTGAAAGAGGGCCTCCTGTCGGAGAAACTTAATTATGAGAGGTATCTTTTCGAGACGGGTAGTACTAGGATCTTCGGTGATGGTCCTAATCCCTTTAAGCTCTCTCGCAGTGTATCTTAATGGTACTTTATTAAAGGTTTCTGTAGCCTTTAGTAACAGTTGCTGACCCATCACAAAGGGTAGGTCTTTTGCAGGTAAAACGCCATTTAGAAGCCTGAAAGCCTCAGTATAAGATATTTGTTTATTCTCATTCTCAGCACGCCAGTCATATAGCTCCTTATATATGACCTCATTAACTCTATGAGTTTGTGTAGCTAGAGTTTCGGTCGTCCCTTTTGAAATAGCTGCCCCTGCGGCATGAAATGCGGCAGTAATTGCGGCCTCTTGTGCGAGGTACAAGGGTGCGCCTAGTGCCTCTTCATTCCATGGGGCTTTTAAGAGGCCACTTAACAGTAGTTTCGATTCTTCCAATCTCCCTAATTGTTCGCCTGCTCCCACTTGGTCGGTAGCCGCTAGGTCTTCTATAGCTTTGGCGGCAGAAACGAAATATCTTCCAAAGCCTTTTCTAGCTAAGTCTATAGGACTAGAGTCTCCTCTAAGGTTCTCATAGGTTTTAGCTAGTTCTACAAGACGTATATGGGTTCTGTAAATAGCTGATATCTGGTCATCTTCTACGGAAGCCTGTTTGAGCGTCCATTTGACCCCCTTGCCCTCCTCATTAGTATACATTTCTTCAACCTTAATTCGTCTTGGCGTTTTACCATTTTCCTGGATCATGCGAAATACTGTGGGAAGATTTGTACGCCCCCAACGCTCCCCAGCTTCCCTATCTCCGGTTCTATCTGGAATCGTACCGTTAACGTAATCACTGAGAATGAGTTCAAATTGATCCAGTTGATCCGCATCAATTCTTATTCGATCTTGACGGGCTTTCTCCCTATCTACTCGTCTTAGCCAATTGTTAAGAGTGTCCCCCCATAGTTCCCCAGCACGACGACGGGCTATGGGAGAGGAAGGGGCTTTACTATTAAACAAATCTTGAGCCCACTTTTGGGGATCTGCTGAATTCCGT